AGGGAGTGCATCTCCTCGGGAGGTTCGTTGCCGAATCCTCACACCCTGCTCATTCTATAGAGCAGGGGCCCAGCGGCGCTTTAGTGCAAGGCGGCCGCGCGCCACACTACGCGTGAGGTGGTCCTCTTCATAGGAATCACTCCCTATGTTAAGGATGCACTTCAGGAACGCTGCTTCGTCAGAGATGACGTCGCTTCGTTTGGTTGGTGTGGGGACCCACATTCGCGTTTTAAACGAATGTAGGTCCTTGTCCCATCCATTGTGCGTGATCGCGTTGCTATACGAGATCCAGCACATCCCGACGGCTTGTTGAGTGCCGAAAGGAAGCTTACCGAGTATAGACTCGATATGCGACCTAACGGCCTTCGCAGTGCGCCAGAATCCTTTCAGATAAAACTGATTGGCCATGGCGACCCAAGAAGACAAGCCCTCAGCGTCGTGTCTATTTGACGGAACATCCCTCCGACAGTAAGTAGGGGTCACCTCTACACCGTCGTAGGCGTCCGTGCCGCAGGACTCTCTGAACGATCCCGTCCAGAAAGACTTGCGACCATTGACCTTAAGGCCTATTGCCTCAAGGTCTCTGCAAATAGAAGGTGCCTCGTTTGCGGGAACAATGATATCGTCCCCGTAAACGTAGACGTCCCTCGAGTACTTATGTACTCTACGGGACGTGACGGTCAAGTTAGCCCGGTGCAACCTGGAAGAGATGATGGCAATATAGAATACCATCGCCTCCATCGGGAAGCACAGAGCTGAGCCCATAGACGCGAACTTCTTAAGGGTTATGACTTCACCCGTGGGAAGCTCGGCACGCGTGGAGCGACAGGCCATGATCTGCTCATAAAGAGTAGGTATGACCCGTAGCATATCTTGCACGTGCTTTAAAGACACCCTGTCGCTAGCTTCCTTCATGTCGAGCGTCGCGAGACGCTTATGACGCGAAGACTCTAGCGCCAGTTTCTTGTTGATCGACTGGTCAGTGAAGTTCACATGACCTTTCGTCAACCGGGCCGATTCTATAATCGGCACGAGCTGTTGCAAGATCCCCTGCTGCATGTATTGCATGCAAACAGGTTCAATAGCAATGACTCGTGGTGTCTTTAACGTTTTAGGAACGAAAACTACCCTAACAGGTGGTTCCGCTCCAGGCTCGATGGCGTCGACAGACTCGAGATTCGTCCCGAACTCATAAGCGCGGGGACTGTACCCCGCGAATTCTGTGAACGGGAAGTGTTCCTCGAGTCGATTAAACCAACTCTTGAACGCGAATTTGGCGTTGCCAAGCACGCGTTCTTGAGTAGTTCCAGGGCCATGTTTGGGCCGAATTGAGTCATAGATATTCCCAAAAGGAATCCTACGACCAAGGTCGGACCAGATAATGGCCGAGACTCGTTTGAAGGTTTCCCAGTAGGGGCCTTCGCACGCGTCCTGGGCGGTTTCGACGTCATGCTCACACTCCAGATAAGAACGGACGGCTGCACGCTTGCGCCTTGCGGTGCACTCGCGCAGGACCTTCTTGTGCAGCAGACAGATTTGTCTAATGCACTCGATGGCCGTTACGTTCGGGCTCTGGAGAACTCGACCATCAGGGCCAAACACCTGACTGAGGAAACCTCGTAGAAATACGGGGAGCCCCCGGCGATGCCACCTAAAAGATGGCGTCATCGATGGAGTCAGGCAGCCTTCAGCCAGAGCTCTTTCAAACTCTGAGCAAAAGGCCGGGAGAGTGATAGTCAAGAAACTATCACCCTCCTGTTTGGTCCTTCTCGCGATCGTAACAAAGTCGCGAGAAGGGTCGGCACCGCACTTGATCCCGGAATCTTCCAGGATCACACTCGTGAGCGTCAGTAGGCTTTTCATCACTCCTCCTATAAGAGGTTGGTGAATCCCTGCCTACGCTTGTGGACCCGGGCGAGATATTACGTCTCGCCGCCGAGCACCTTCAGGATGTTCGCGCCAGTCAGAAAACCCGTCAGCGCGAGCGCGAGATCGCGGGCTTCAGCATTGCTGTAGCCCACGGTCGGCTTGTCGATGACGATGTAGACGGACTGTCCGTAGACCTTGTTGTTCGACGAGGTCAGCGGATCCGCCGCGATCTTCGATTGATCGAGGCGGACCGTGAACCGGTTGCGTTCAGCCAGGTATCGATGACCGATGGTCATCTTCACCGAGCCGTCATCCTTGGTATACACCGAGGAGTCGGCGTTCCGGCTTGTGGCCGGAAGGCTGTTCGCCACCGCATTGATGGTGACCGACTGAGGGTCCGCAAACATAGGAAACACTCCGTAGTGTAGAGTGTCATGGCCTAAGCAATAGCGAAGGTCATGACGGTTGGTTTCAGAACCGAGCCCGGCTTATTCCGAGCGCGGTGAGGATCGCCTTTTGAAAGTCTGAAAGACCGTCATAGGTGACCCCCCACCCGTATGGAGAAGCTGCCACTCTGCCTTTCTCGATCACAGTAGTAGTGAAAGAGGAGGTGAGCATGTAGGGCTTGTTTACTGCTCCGCCGGCAGTGCCGGCGGGGAGCCAACCCCTTGCCGTAATCCTGGTACCGGTTTCGACCGTTTCCATGACATAGGCATACTCAGCTACTGGGTGGCCGACAGCATTCCGCGAAACATTGGTCATAAGATCACCAAAGTTTGCGAAATAGTCGGCGAACCAAGACCACGGCATCACGTTCCAGAGGATCTGTGGCGTCATATCGATGCCCCAGATCCTTCTGCGAAGTGAGTCTATCCACCGAGTGTCCTTACCGCCGTAGCCGGGAATATGGTAGCGAAATGCTCCCACAAACCAGCGCGTGCGAATAGTCCATTTCTCCTCGAGAATAGAGGAAGAGGACCCAGGAACGCCACCGAACGTGCTCGTCATGGAGGGATAAAAAGCTCCAAGACGGGTATAGTTGGTGACTTTACTGGAGGTGTCCTTGGTGGAAGATAGCTGACGTCTCCTGCGAACTAGCCTACCGTTGTCACGAATAAGTTGATCAAGGTACTTCTCCATGGCTTGTGCCGTAAGAAGCATCTTGTCAACGTCGCGTAACAACGGAAGCCAACCAAATGCCAAGTTGAGGTACTCGCCGCCCAAAGAAGCAAGCTTCCTTGTGCGACCAGCCAACATACCTGGTATTGAAGGTAGGCCGTCTTTGGCTAGCTCTATTCCAGCCGTTGCAGCGTCCGCCATGGCTTGGCCAGGGCGTGCGCGTGCAAAACCTGTGGCCCCCCAGGCCTCCATAGAGGCTTTATAGGGACTCCAGGCAGGAAGGAACCACTGGGCCGCGGTTGGGGGATCATCCCTTGACCACGGACAGAGGAGCGAGGGAACCATACGAGTTTCATGGTTCACTAGCCCTGCGTACAAACCGGAAGTGATCTCTTGTGTAACCAACTCAGTTGGT